TGCCGGAATTATTGCCGATTTGATTTGTATTATTTGGGTTTATTAATTACCTTTGCTTAATCCATTTTCAATTGTTGTTTTATCATTTTCTAAGCAGGCCCCATAAAAGGGGCTTGTTTGGTTTTGAGAAATATAGTTTATCTTTGCTTTGTATTTCAAAGTGAAACAGTCCTAAAACAGTCCATTTATGCCAAACCCACAAAACGTAGTCGGTAAAGGGACGCCGTTCAAAAAAGGCCAATCAGGAAACCCGAACGGACGGCCTAAAGAAATCCCAGCATTAAAAGAATTGATGAAAAAAATAATGTCAACCGAAGATAAGAACGGGATACAAACCGCTGAGCAGATATTGGAAGCGGTTAAGAAACGGGCATTGGATGGTGACATAAAAGCCGCTGAGTTACTTTTAGACCGGGCTTATGGTAAGGTTGTTACGCCCGTTGCCACCACCGACTCCGAAGGCAAGGACGTAGCACAACTTAACATCATTGCGCCCGTTGGCTTAAAACTTGAGTTCCCAAATAATACGGATGGAGCAGACGCATAGCCCATTTGTTAAACAACCCGATCCGCTTTATTATGCGAATTTATTTGCCACTGAGCGAATCATAGTCAATCAGGGCGGTACATCATCAGGTAAATCGTATTGCATTATGCAAGTACTTGTTACCATTGCAATGGCAGCCCCTAACTACGTTATAACGGTGGTTAGTAATACGGTCCCGAAATTAAAAGAAGATACCATGCGTATCATGGCCGAATTGGTAAGCAATAACCCATTAGTAAAACGATGTATTCAAGACTTCAACAAATCGGATAGGGTTTATACATTCAAGAACGGCTCAATAATTGAGTTTAAATCATTTGAGAACGCTGAACAAGCAAAAGGAGGTAAACGCCATATCTTGTACTTAAATGAGGCTACAAGGGTGGACTATATGCTTTTCTTTGAGGCCAATATGAGGACTTATGTAAGGACGTATTTAGATTACAACCCTTCATTTCGGTTTTGGGTGCATGAAAGGATAATTGAGAACAAAACTGAATATCCATCTGTTAAGGTCATCAGGTCATGGCACGTTCATAATTCATACTTACCACAGGACATTAGGGATTCAATTGAGCGCATACAAGACCCTGAATTATGGAAGGTTTATGCCAGAGGCTTAACGGGCCGTTTGTCGGGTGCGGTTTATCATTTCGGGGTAGTGGATTCGGTTAAGATGGAGGACGTATCTAATGTCATTTGGGGCTGTGACTTTGGATACACCAATGACCCGACTGCATTAGTTAAGGTTTATGTAATGAAGCCGGGCGGTGAGTGGGATTACATCGTACATGAATGCGCCTACATTACGGGGTTAAGCCCGGCAGCTATTCAGGAACACGCAACAGAGAACGGCTACAAGTCAGGGCAGGTCATGTACTGCGACCATGACAAAGAATATGTGCTACAACTCAGGCGGTTAAAGGTGTCCGCTGTAATGGCCGAAAAGAAAGAAATAATGCCCGGCATTCTGCACGTTAAACAAAAGCGCATCGCTTACACAAGGTCCTCGAAGAACATAGCTGAAGAGGAAAAGAAATACCGATTTATCGAAGTTGATGGGCAACCGACAAACAAACCAATGGACGCATTTAACCATGCTATGGATGCGCTTAGATACGCTATATTTTCATACAGAAATAGAAAATGATGTATATTTGCAAAATGAAATACTTGATAACGATAATGGCTATCGGGCTGCTATCATGCACAAGAGGCGATAAGTACACCTGTAAGAATGTTAAGGATGGACAGGTTATCACCGAACAAAAGCGGTTCAATGCCTCTGAATTAGCACAATACAATCTAACCCCGATTTATTGGAAGATGGATACAAATGGTAACACATTGCATATTTATCCCGAATGCAAATAAGTACTGCAAGGTCTTTGTTTTATGAGCAATATGCCCGTGATAAGGTATGGGCAAAGTTGCATGAGTTTGAGCAGTCCGGCATTGGTAATGAATGTGAGGTATTATTGGTATGCAATGATAAGGTTAAACATTGGGCGCTTACAACATATTCGGATGTTTACCAAATAAAATATTCGGACAACGGACACTTCATGAAAATAACATTTATAAAAAATTTGCATAATTCAAAAAAGATTGTTTAATTTTACAGCGTGACTAATAGCGAATCTGCTGTATTGGATGAAATTCGATGTAAGCAAACTATCACAGATGGCAAACTAAAAGGCAAAGTTTGTGATAAATTGCTTATGAAGGGCAAATTTGCTAAAGGTACTAAAATTAGTATAAGGTGTAAGTCCTGCAAGGGGTACACAAACAAAACATACTGATAAAAACAAGGCTCAGTAATTAGAAGCCAATAACCATTTAAAAGAGTGGATATTGGCTAATTTTTTTTCAAATCTGTTCAAAAAGAAAGATGCTGTTAAGCAGCAAAACAGGGTAATTGATATATCAAAGCCTTATGAATTCTTTTGGCTAAACGGGGCTATCAAATGGGAGAAATCAGGAACACCGGATGGAGTGCTAAAAGCATTGAAAGAATGCCCTGTTGTATCAACAATAATCAATAATGAAGTTGAGGCGTTTGGTAATGGCTTGACTCAGATAGTCAATCCCGAATCAGGTAAGGCCGTGCGTGGTGCCTATGCCGAAATCGAAAGTATCATCAAGAAACCAAACACGCTACAAACACAGGCGCAATTTGAAGCCCAAGTTGTAGGTTATACCCGTGCTTATGGGTATTGCCCTGTTATCTTTAAGGGGCCGATAGGATTTCCACCGACTGAGATGTGGGTACTTCCGCCTCAGTTTTGCGATATAGTCATTGATGACCGAAAGAACCCGTATAATGTAAGAAAGAACAGCGATTGGATTGATAGGTTTACTTTCAAATACGGGCAATTTGATACCGTTATCAATCCTGATAAGGTCTATTTCTTCACGGCCAATACATTACCGACTGATAACTTTTATTTGCCTGAATCACCTTTAGGGCCACTAAGTAAGCCAATATCAATTCTAATTTCGTACTACAATGCGGAAAACGAAATGATGACGCATAGAGGCCCGAGAGGTATATTGGCAAACACCGCAGCGGGTGAACTTGACAGGGAGCCAATGAGTACTGAGGCAAGAGATGAAATACAACGTGACTTCAAAAATGCATACGGATTCCAACCGGATCAAAGCCAAATCATCATTACAGATGCAGCCCTTCAATGGCAGTCAATGTCATTCAATGCAACTGAATTAGGGCTGAATGAAACCTACAAACGTGCCGTGTTTGACATCGCAACGGGATTAGGTTATCCGAAAGACTTGTTGCAACTTGAAGGAAGTACTTTCAACAACCAAAACACCGCATGGAAGTCATTGTATCAAGATACGGTTATGCCTATGGCAGAATCATATTGCATGCAGCTAATGGAATTGCTGAAAGTGGATGTATCGAAGGTTCTGATTAAGAAAACCTATGACCATTTAGAAGTCATGCAAGAAAGCAATGAGGAGAAGGGTAAGGGAATAAAAGCTATCACAGAAGCCGCTGAAATGCAGTTTAATCTTAATGCAATTACATTCAATCAGATGCTTGAAATGATAGGTCAAAAGCCTATCACAGACGGCAACAGATACAAATACCAAATGAGCGAAATTTATGAAAATACTAACCAAACAGGAAGCGGAGAGGGTGATACGCCTGAAGAGAGCTAAACTTGAAAAAGAAATACTAAAGGAAGATGAAAATATTTATACCGGAACTGAACAAAACCTTCACAAACAAGGCGGAACTATTCAAGGAGTTGAAGGCCAACGAATCGAAGTTAATAGCGATAAAGAAGGCGGCAATATACGAATCGAAGAGTAAAGGTCAGTTTGCGCCGTTTGAATTGATGAAGGACGCCGTAAGCCAAAAGGGGCAGCCGTTCCCGATGAAATCAACTGCGGTTTATCCCGTAATCAATACCATCAATTACTACGATTCACATGGTGACGTCCACAGGCCCGGCATTTGGTCAAAGTCAGTCAATGAGCAGGATGGCAAGTTGTTCTACGTCATGGACCATGAACTTAAAACCACCAGTATAATCGCATGGCCTACGGATGTGAAGCCGATGGTTAAGGTTGTTTCATGGGCGTTTTTAGGTAAGAACTACGACGGAACAACTGAGGCGCTGGTTTATGAGATTGAAATGGATAAGATAGTACATGAGCAGGCAAAACAAATCATTGAACAAAAACGCCCGATACAAAACAGCGTAAGGATGCAATACGTCAAACTACGTTTAGGTATCAATTCAAACGATAGGGAATACGCTGAAAATAAAGTGTATTTTGATTCAGTTTACCCCGACATCGTAAACAAAGAAGCCGTTGATGAAGCGGGGTTCTTATGGGGCGTTGAAGAGGCAAAAATAATTAAAGAGGGTAGTATGGTGCTATTTGGAAGCAACGATGCAACCCCGATAACATATCCTGAATCCGTCGATGACAATTCAGACAAAACCGATCCGGCAACTGCCAATCAGGTGGACTATTCAAAGCTCGTGAAGCACAATTTTTTTAACTATTAAAAATCACAAACAATGGAATTTAACGAACAAGAAAAAGCCCTGATTTCAGAAATCACAGGTCAGGCCCAAAAGTTTGTCACCGATAAATTAAACGGGATGATAAACAATCAAGAATTTGCTTCAAAGATGGAAGCATTAACCGAATCAATCAAAACGGAAACAAAAGCCGTTCAGGATTCTTTAACAGAAACGTTGAAGGCTCAAGGTATTGCAATCGAGGAATTGCAGGCCATGAAACAACGTGACTACAAAGAGCCAACATTTGCAGACCAAGTAAGCAAACAATTAGGTCAGCACATCGAGCAGTTGAAGAATTGGAAGCCCGGTCAATCGGTTGAGATGTCAATCGTAAACAAGGACGTAGCCAACATGAGTTCAAGCAACTACTCAGGAGGCTTTGTTGGGATTTCTTCATGGGACCCAAATGTGGGCCAATTTGCCCGTCGTGCGCCATTCTTGCGTCAATTAATCAGAACCCGTCCGATTGCAGACCAATATATCAGTTGGTTTGACAAAGCAACTCCAGAGGGTGGTGCAGGTATGCAGACAGAAGGTAATGCTAAGTCACAAGCCGACTTCAATTTGGTTGAGCGCAAATTACCTGTTGAAACCGTTGCTTCTTATGTAACCGTTACTAAGCAGGCATTGGCCGACTTGCCTTACTTGCAGTCAATCATCAATGATGAATTACGCGAATTGGTTGAGTTAGAATTGGATTCGCAAATCTTAACAGGTAGCGGTACAAGCCCGAACTTGAAAGGAATTGAAACATACGCAACTGCTTATGCAACAACCGGATTTACTGATTTGATTGAGAACGCCAATATCTTTGACTTCCTTGTAACTGCAAAGGCTCAGGTAGCTAAATCAAACTATAACGCAACGGTTGCATTGATGAATCCAAATGACGTTGCTTTGCTTCGCATGGTGAAGGATAAAAATGGCCGTTACGCTACTGATATTCCGGGTGGTTTGATGACATCTGCAGGTCTGTTGGTTGTAGAAAACAATGGTGTTACTGCTAATGAAGCCTACATCCTTGACCCATCGAAATGTACATTGGGTATTCGTGAAGAGTTCAATATCAGCGTCGGTCTGAATAGCGATAACTTCACTAAAAACCAAGTTACAATCTTAGGTGAAATGCGTGCTGTTCACTATGTGAAAGAGAACGACAAAGCAGCTATTGTTTACGCTTCAAACATCACTAACGCTATTGCAGCACTTGAAACACCTTAATTTTAAATAGTATGGCGAAAGCAACACACACACAAGAACCTGCAAAAAAGGAAGAAGTAGTACAAGCGCCTGAAGGCTTTGTCACCGTAACAGGGACAGGGAAGAAGGATAAATACAAAGAGGGTAAAAAATACACTTTGAACGCTGAAACTGCTGATACCTTGATTGCAAAAGGTCATGTAAAAAAGTAAATCCGTATGGCTACGATAATCGATAACTCATATTTTGTTGGTGATAACATACTGCCAAATACAGACGATTCAAAGTCTGAGGGTCAGTATTATATCGAGATGACAGCAATCCATGAAGATAACTACCTTGTTGATTTTTTAGGGTATAAAATGGCAAAGGACTTAACCGCTGCCATTGCATCAAACCCTACGTCCGGCATTTGGTATAAAATCTGGAAGGGCGCTGAGTTCATCGACTCAAATGGGTTGTTGAATAAGTGGCGGGGGTTAGCTAATTCGGAAAAAGAAAGCCCAATTGCTAACTATGTTTTTACGAAGATTCTAACAGGATTAAAATCGCATAACTCAGGGGTTGGTGTTATACGCCAACTTCCTGAAAATGCGACACCTGTAAGTATCGTAAAGACATCTGTAAGGGCATGGAATCGCATGGTTGAGCTAAATAGAATTCTTGATGATTTTATTTATCAAAACAAGGCGGACTATCCCGATTACGCAGGATTTACAGGCAATCAGCCCGAAAGGTTCTTTATCAAACAAAACTACATCGGTATATAATGGCACATACATACGAACAATTACCCGTTTCTATTCCTTCGCTATTTGAAAAGATAGTGCAGGATGTCAGCGCAAATCTTCGCACTGAATTAGGGCGTGATGTTCAGTTCTTGTATGGGTCTTATAATCACATCCGTCAACGGCTTGCTTCGAAGGATAAATCGGAAGGAAATAAGGAAGTTAAATACCCGCTTATAGCCCTGATTTATTCATTTGATGAAAGAAAAGTAAGCGGAAAGGATTCGCTTGATGTATCGCTTACATTCTTGATATGCACCGAAAGTGAGAACTCAATGTATAGCGAGGATCGTTACACGCAAAACTACTTGCCTATTCTTTACCCGATTTATGCGGAATTTATGGCCGTTGTTGAATCAAGTAATTACTTCAGGAAGTATCATAGCAGGGGCGTTCCTCATATAAAAGTTGATGACTTACACATGGGCGAAGAATCAGGCGGTGGTAAGATAGCGTATATCTTGCCAGATGTAGTGGATGGCATTTGGATTAAAGACCTTGAGTTATCTGTATTGCCGAATATGTGTACACTTCAATCATGGGTTGTGCCGTCATTGCCTCAGTTGTTGTTTTACTCAGCAGTTACGACCATTGATGTAACGTATTCCGGCGATGAGATTACAATCGAGTTTGAAGGCGAAGTGATTGATGTGGACAATATATCCCCATTATTTTATTATTTTCTTGACAAAGGTGATGGCAACTTTGCAACCGATGTAACAGCCTATGTTGGCGAACCTTATACGTTCAGCGTATCTGCTTATGCGGATGGCGAGTATGTCGGATATGTCAAGATTGAAGACGGGGTTACAACGGACTCACGTTTGGGCTTTTGGTTCAAGGTTCAATCAGGTAAGGTTGTGGCTGCGATGTCGAACAGCTATGAACTAACTCCGATTACATTAGCGGTTCCTAAGTTCACAGCGGTAAGCAATGTGCAGTCAACAGAGTACAACCTAACCGCGTTTGATTACTTAGCAAATAATCAAATAGACCCGGGTTATTCTCATGTAATAAACGGGCTAATCAAATCACTTGAGGACGTAGATAATGAGTACATCGTGAGCCGTTCAAGTAGCTTTCAGTCATACAAACAAAAAATAAGGATTTCAAACAAAACAATTAATTCAACAATCATTTACACAATCAATTAAAATAAAAAAAATATGCCAAATTCATTAAACGCGTTTAGCTGCATAGCAAGTGTATCCAATACCGGATTCACTTCATGCCACTACACGCCCGGACTTATCGAAGGCGTTTTACTTGTGCCGAGAGGTTATGAGTTTACAACGGCTCAAATATCCGATATGCTTACAAATGTTCAGGACGGGTTAGCGGAGGACGTGCAAGCGGACCGCTTCCAACTCATTAAGACATTCGTGGGGATGGAAGATAAATCATCTGAGGGGGTTTATGAAGCCACACCTTACGGCGGTAATCGTAAAATCCGAAATGGTAAATATTCATACACATTTGAGTACATCAAAGGCGGTGCGTGTTTACATCAAAAAATCAGTTCATTGGATAACAAACAGGATTTGTTTGATGTTATCTATGTGGACACCCAAAACAACGTATTACTCGGCGTTAAAACCGCTGACAATAAGTTTAAGGGCTTCACATTGGAAATGATTGACGTGCCAAACTTCAAACTCAATACCGGAGCAGCTGATTCTAAGTTTTACGTCACCTTTGCAATGCAGAATCCTGATGAGTTCAACAACTCATGGGGTATCGTTTCATTTGACAAATCCGTGAATCTGTTGTATGAATTGAGTTCATTGATAGATACTGAAATCGTTGTACATACTGCAATGACGGCAGGCGGTTTGGTTAAGTTGCAAATCAATGACGGCTGCGGGGCTACAAACCTTGCTGACACCTATTCCACAGAATTAGCAACGGCATCATTGTACAGCGCTCAAAACGTGGCAACGGGTAATGCAATTACCGTTACATCCGTAACCTATGCAGCAGCTACTAAGACGTTCAACGTCCAATTGGATGCAGCAGATACAGACTATCCTGGAACAGCTGGCGCGCTTATCAAGATAACAATTGGTGACGTATCGGATTTAGTAACAGCGGGCGTATTAGGTCATGCAGGAACATCAATTACCACACCAAGAAGCTAACGTATGGAAACAATCAGAATAGACAAAGTATCCTTCAATCTCGATTGGGTTGCTACGTTCAAAAGTAAAGAAAAGTTTATGAAGCACCCCGCAAATGACGGGGTTGCTTCTCAAACATTGGAATTGCTTTGGGACAAAACCCATCCGGTTAAGGCGGAACCAAAAGAAGAAAAAAATCAATAACAAAAAACAAAAACAAAGAACAAAAATGAAAAAATTTATTTTCGCAATTATCGCTGTGTTATGCTTCACGGCCTGTACTGAAAAAGCAAATGCACAATTGCCATACCTTTACGGCTCAGATACATATTTTGACACCGTAACGAATGCGGGTACTACGTATTTGACATCCCAATTGTCAGCCATTAAGTCAAACCAAAGCGGCCGTTATCGTGTATCATTGAGAACAACCAATATTTCAGGCACATCTACCTTTAAGGCAATCTTACAAGGGTCATTGGATGGAACGAATTGGGTTAATTTCTATGGCACAGCCGGACAAACAGGTATTCAATGCGATACCTTACAGGTTACATCTGCTGCTCCTGCTTATTTCATTTGGTCATTAAATCCAACTCCAACGGTATTATCCAATTGGGGTAGGGTTATGTATTTGCGTATTGCTTGTGTTGGAACAGGCACACAATCTACACGTGTTGAGGCTCAGGTCTTAAACATGGACTAAAAAACAAATGTAGGGGTGAAATGCCCCTACTATTTTTAACCTATGACTATACAAGAACTAAAACGCAGATGGTCTAAAATAGACGTCAAACGGGCAGCAATTAGCATTGTATCTGAACGCAAAGAGGACATCATAGATAAGAACCGAGAGCAGTTGATGGATGGGTTTGATAAGGAGAAGAAACGGCTAAAGAAGTATGCATCAGCGGCATACGCAGCAAAGAAAAACAAACGGAACCCATCACCCGGTTATGGCAATCCAGACCTTTACGATAAGGGCGGTTTTCAGAATTCAATGAAGTTGAATATACAAAGCACAAATATGTATGAAATCACTTCAACTGATAGCAAAACCCCTGATTTGAAGAGGAAATACGGTGCTACAATATTCGGGCTTACAACGGATAGTAAGGAGGATGTGAAATACGAAATAATCAATCCGGGACTTGTGACGTACATCAAAAAAGAAACAGGATTATGACTCAGTTAATTGATCCGGGCTGCATACCATGTAGGTTAAAAAAGCAGCTATTAAACCAACAATACGATGCAATCTATAACACAACCAAACAGCGCGCGATGGATTCAGGTATTAACCATGCCATTTATTACGATGAAGAGGATGGTAAGTTTAGGGCTACTGAACTCCAAACAACCATTGAAAGAGGAGTCGAGCGATACGAAATTATTACACCGTATTAATGACGTTGCTTTATCTGTATTCATTGACTGCATTTGTGACAATGACTACAAGGGGCTAATCATATCAGGTAAGCCAACAAACGAAGAAATAGCAACAGCATTTGAGGCCATTTATGAGCAATATATCGAAGCCGTTGGAGGTAAGGACTTGCTTAGGCATATCCGGCAAATAAAGGAAATAGCTATCTCACAAAACAGGGTCGTAAGTGCTGAGTGTATCATTGAAACCTTCAAGCTATACCCAACTGAGGGGTTATATGAGCAGTTGTATAAGTTTGGGTATAACCTACCAAAAAAGCCATATAATTATTCGAATGTAAATGATGTTTTGCGTATTTTTGTAGCGAATTACAAGTACGATTTTAGGAAGTTAGAGAAACTGATTTTGGAATTTGAATCAGTGAACAAATCGGACGGGGAAAAGAGTAGTGGATATACAAGGGAATATTTTATCGGCTCATTGGTAGATATGAGCGAAGCTTTCAAGTTCAACATTTCCGAAAAGGATTTATCGGTCTTGCAATATTGCATTTATATCAACAGGTACAAGGCATATTGTGACGCACAACTAAAAAAAATACAACATGGTTAGTATCATATATATTTTAATCGGGATTGTCATAGGGATTGTCATAGGCATTCTACTTATGATGGCAATTAGACGTTTGCTACAAAAGGCCAATCTTGATATGTGGTATAAGGTGCATTCGGATGAGGTACTAACTCAGGTAAAGAAAGATATTGAGAACGAATTAAACAAGCGACATGGCAGAACGGATTGATGATATAATCAGTAAGGAGGCGTTTGACCAAGTTGCAAAGATGGACAAAGGTCTATCAGACTTAATCAAACGATTTGAGGGCAATGCCAATGCGGTTAAGTTGTTCAATGCGGCATTACAAGGGTCTGATAAGATGTCGCAGGTTACGGCTACGATTAAACAAGCCGCATCGGAAACAGCTAAGTTAGAAGCCGCTCAAAGACAGTTAGCGTTTGCGAATTCTGAACAGGGTAAAGAGTTGGCATTGTTAAAGGTTCAGATTGAAGAAAACACACGGGCCAATAAAAACGCAGCAAAAGAGATGCTTGCAACTGAAGGTAGTGTTAAGCAGATGAACGCCCAACTAATTAGGCTCAGGGGTCAGTGGGATAATATGTCTGAGGCATTGAGAAAGTCACCAATGGGTGCGGAGTTGGCAAAACGAATCAACCTTGTTGATACCGCATTGAAAACATTGGATTCAAACACAGGGCGTTTCCAAAGGAATGTCGGTAATTACGCAACGGCAACTAATTCACTTAGTCAGGTGCTGCGTGAAATGCCGGCGTTTACATATTCAGTTCAAACAGGTATTTTAGGTATATCCAATAACTTACCAATCCTACTCGATCAATTTAAAGCGTTACGGATTGAAACAGGGAGTACATCACAAGCCCTAAAGATTTTTGCAGGCAGCATATTGTCTTTCCCAAATTTATTTACAATTGCCATTGGGTTGATTACGATTTTTTCTGACAAAATATTCCAGACCGGGAAGGCAGCAAACGAAGCAGCTGAGGATATCAAAACAGCTGGGGATGCTTTACAATCTGCATATAATTCAACGGAGTTCAAGGATGCATTAACCAACGTAACAGAATTACGCACCCGAATAGATTTAGCGAAAAAAGGTTTTGCCGATAAGGAAGAAACCGTTAAATTTTATAACGAAACCATCGGTAAAACAACGGGCTTTGTCAAAGATTTGGACGAAGCGGAGCGTGAATTGGTAGCTAATTCAGAGCAGTATTTGCGGATGATATTATTGCGCGCAGCTGCCCATGTTGCACTTGAAGAGGCCGCAAAAAAGGCAGTTGAAGCGGAAAAAACAAGGCTAAAAGAGCTTGAAAAAATAGACCCTGAAAAGGGAAAATATGGGGGGTTTTGGGAGGATATTAAACATTTGGCATCTGGTGACGGCAAAAGCATGGCAGAGGCAGCGGTTGACAATGTAAACAAGATGGTTGGCGGTATTAAGGGAGAGGGTAAAAAACTTGAGGATATAGCTAAGAAATTCCTGCAGGATTCGTTAACTATTTCGCAGGCAATGGGGTTTAAGAAAACGCCGCCGGGTGCAGGAGGCGGTCGTACAACCGGAGGCGGACGGACGGGGCAATCAGCAGCGGGACAACAGAGTGTAGGCATGGACGATCTGACCGGTGATGCATTGGCAGGTGCCGGTGCCGGCTCAAATTTGGGGTGGTTATCAGCATTGACCGTAACGCCAGGAAGCCCAGAAGAAGATGAATTAAATAAATCCGCCGAAACGATTAAAAAGTACTTTGAGAAAGTAAACGATGATATGGCCGCTGCTTTTGACGATGCAGATCGTGAAAAGATGTTGGGCATTAAAAACACAACAGATGCGACCAAATTAGCGCAAGAAATCCAAACAGAAACGGAGCGAAAAGGAGCAGCAGAAAGAAAGAAAATAAAGAAAGAAGAGGAACATCAAAAAAGAATAACTGTTTTAGAGAATGTCGCTCAGATGGTGAAGATGGCCGCTGAGATTATGTCAATTGCTGCGGACATAGACTTTCAACGCGAAATGGCACAAATCGAACAACGCGATAAAGCCCTGAGTGAATCGTATGACAAAGAACTAAAAGCGATTGAGTTAAGTGGTAAATCTAAAGCGCAACAGGAAGTGGATAAACGCAGATTGGAAGCACAAACAGAGGCGCAACGCAAACGAATTGATAGGGATAGAATCAAAGCAGCACGGAAGAAAGCACAATCAGATAAGGCGTCAGACATCGCCAATATCATAACAGGAACAGCATCAGCCGTTGTAGCTGCGTTGGGTGCAAAGCCTTACGGCCCTCAAAATATTGCACTTGCATCATTCACAGGCGCAATCGGATTGGCTAACTTAGCAAGGGCGGCGGCGGCTCCATTGCCACAATTCGCAAAGGGTACTAATTCAGCACCGGGCGGTTTGGCCGTTGTATCTGAAAGAGGTCAGGAATTAGTCATCGAGCCATCAGGAAAGAAATACCTAACACCTGCAACGGAATCAATCATAAACCTTCCTAAAGGCTCAAAGGTTATCCCGAATGATGAACTAATGAAATCGGTCGAACAGGCTACAATGATAAAGTTAGGTCAGGGTGGTGCTGTAACTTCGCAGCAGTATGGTGATGTCATGGTGGAAATATTCGAGCAAACATTAGAGGAAAACAGAAAATTAAGACGGGTATTAGAAGATAAGAAAATGTCAGTCGTGATAAACAACAATTCCGAGTTTGATAATTGGACTAAAAAATACGTGAAATAAATGCAGCCAAACGCCTTCAAATATTATCTACGTTCATTCAATGGTTCAAACTATGATTACTATTCGGTCAACACATCAGGAACCATCGTAGTAACGGCATCGGGAACGCCCGTGAATCCAATTCAATATGCGCCCGATGGATGGTCTGATAAAGAGGTTATGTGGAAGCGTGGATTTGAATATCATGGAATCTTCACGACCTATGCTAACCCATTGAGATTCGAACGAGATGCACGAAAAATTTTAAGGCAAAAATTCTATGCACAAGGAACAGAGGCGCAACTTGAATTGTATATCGAAAAGCTAAACGAATCCGATTACACCTATGCCGCTTTTTATTATGGTGAATTTGATTTCGCAACATTTACAGACTTCGAAAACGACTGCCAATGCTCAATGCGTGACGGCGGGTTTTTAACAAAGTTTCAAGCAACCGAAGCAAATGATTATGAATTGCCCGTTGAAACAAATGATGACGTAGTATGGGTTAAGATTGACGGAGGCCCGCCGGTATGGTGTTACATGAAGTTCACAGGCATTGAGCAACCACAGGACGATTCAAGTACTCCATTGTTTGACCAAGCCAATGGAATCAATATGCCTACATTATTGCCTTTCATCACTGAGGGATACAACAGAGGCGATATATTCAACAAGGGTAACGATTTCATAGGTACGTTTTCGCAATGTTTTCAACAGGGGGCAAGTACTTTTATATCACTTTCAATGGCTGATAAATACTACCTGAGAAACACAAGCACAACGGGGAGTTATGATGTCCGAATCAAGGGCAAATTAGTCATTGCAACAATAGCAGGTACAGGCGCTTCGGCTAAATGTAGGTTAAGGACATTGAGGGCAGCATTTGGCACAGGAACCATATTACAAGACCATCCCTTAGCTGACGGCATAACTTACGCAGCGGCTGCAAATGGAACGGAAACGATTGATTTCGACCATGTTTATGCATTAGGACCGAATGAATGCTTATGGCTTACTTTCTTTTATACAAATTCCGCAAAATTTCATATCTATTCACTTGAACTCGAAGCGCAATTCCAGAACTTTGTGCCTGATACATACGTTCCGGTAATCCCTGCGGGTCGGGTCATTGAGCAGCTAATGGATAAGATGACCGATTCAGGCCCAACTACCGCAGATGTTAATGTATTAGATACGACATACAGGCGCATTCATATAACGTCAGGGGATGCGCTTAGAAGGCTTACTAATTCACAAATTAAGCTATCATTTAACAAGGCATACAAGGCATTGAACTATCATTTGGACTTGTGTTTGAAGTACGATAAAACAGCCGATGAATTAATCATAGATGAAAAAGAAACGGCCTATGACAACGCTACACAAATAATTGATTTAGGCGAAGTCGCTACATTGGAAGTCGAGCCGTTAAAGGAATTGAACTTTAGTACACTGAAGATAGGAAGCCCGAATAATATCTATGATGAAATCAATGGTAAAGAAGAATTCAATGTGACATCGGAATTTTCTTCACCACTACAAAAGATAATCGCAACCCGTGACATGGTGAGCGACATCAGGGCGGATATGTTTGGTATTGTCATGTCCATTGCTAACCTTACAGATAAACAGCAAGCGGATTCGGATAGTGATAACGACGCTTTCTTTATTGACGTTGATATAGATTCGGTTGCGGGTACGTTTGACCTTAATGGCACGCCTACCAATTACTACGACCTATACAGAACGCCTATAAACGGAACGGCAGGCGCTTCTTTTTTTGAGATACAAAATCTATTTTTAGACGTAAACGGCACTTTTTCAAATGAGGACAAAGTATTTAATATTTTCTTCCAACCAAAACGGATGTTATATCGGAATGGGCGCTTTTTGCGGTCCATTTTGTTTCATCAAGGAGGCGAAGATTTAAAGCTAATCACAACGGGGAAAAATACCGCAGGCAATGTGCGAATGATAGTAAGCGAAGGTGCTACCCCAACCGTATATGATGAAGGCGTAAATGAAACGATTAATGATTTAGCAAGTGCAGCAAACGCATATTTTGCGCCGTTTCTATTTAAGGTTATGGCCAAAACGCCCGCAAATTTGTTGTCCATTATTACAACCGACCCTTATGGATTCGTTGCGTTCAGATGGTTAGGAACTTCTTATTATGGCTTTATTTTGCAGATGAGCGAAAAGGTTGCAGAATTACAGCCCGGCAAATTTGAACTAATCGCAATGGCAGACACAGACTTCACAAACTTAGTATCATAACATGGCAAATATATTTGAATTTCCAAAAGTAAACGCAGTCAGATTCTTTCTTCAATCCGACATCACATATAACACCGCAACAGGGTCTATATTGTTGGGGGTGTTTAACCCATCATGGCAAAACAAACAATTTGATTCAGACTTCCTATCAAGAATGCTCAGGGATTGGATTGACCAGGAATATTACCTGCAACCATATCAGCAATCCGACGTTATAAAATTCCAATGGTCAGGAAGTGATACAACAAGTGCAAACTATGTTGTTCGTTTGTTGGACTGCGAAGGTCGAACCTATGCAACGCAAACACATAGCCTGATAACGGGGACATTCGCAGGGCTTAAAGTTTATGAATGTTTTATCGGATGCGCAACAATTCCTGAAGGTGTTTATTTCATTCAAATACAGCACTTACAAGACGGGGCGGATGTGTTTGCCATTAGTGAGCCTATACACATAAAGCAAGTACATGAACGCTCAATGCTGATTAAGTACAGCAATTCGTATAACTCACAAAACGTGAAGTATAACAACGGCATGAACTTTCTTTTGCGGGTGCATGGATTTATAGGCGATATGACACCGGACGCAGACTATCATGTTTATGAGGACCAACCGCATAACCTTGAAATGATTAGCGGTAAGGTTCACAGGTCTTTTCAGATTCATTTGCATAAAGCGCCTGAATGGATAGCAGATAAGCTAAACAGGGCTACTATTTGCGATACGTTCCAAATAGATGGCATTTATCTTACCCGACCTGAAAACGGCAAAATAGAGGCCGAAAGAGTGAAAGAGAATCCATTGTGTGACTATACCCTAAACATGCGTGAGAGATACAATGATGATAGCGTGGTGATAGATGAAATCCAATCAATAAGCATTGCACAGCTACCGACTACAAGTCAATTCTACGTTAAGACAATCACATTAGGCGGTTCATCGGTAATAATGGAACAGGGGTTCACAGGGGCTGCTAACTTCGTTGATTATCTCAATAACTTAGTACATCGCAACGTCGTTAATCTTGATGGGTTCTTTTCCATTGCGGATGACGGATATTTATATTATAGCAAAGCAAGCGGTGAAACAATATCAGGTACTTACCAACTCACAGCAGCTAATATATTGCCGTATTGCATCGAAGTCGGTGTTAATGTAGTTGGAACTGACAATACTCTATCATTCGACCTGATTAGCGTGGCCTCTAAAAACTATGCCGTCGTTTGGGGCGATGGAACACAGGTAAATTTAACCGCATATTCAGGAACCGTAACGCCTTCAAAGTCGTATTCGAGCCAAAAGAGATACACAGCCCGCATTTATGTAAGTGATGCTGAAGATATAGATTTCACACCATCTGAGGACGTATTCGTTTACATCGGTGGTGATTTGCCTCCATCAATGACGGGGTTTATATTGACAAATAAGAACCTGAAATCAATTCGTGATAACATTTGGATGTACACCACACAGGCCATTTCGTTTGACGTTAGCGATAATAAGTTGACTACAATTGCGGTAAATCAAATTTTACGTTATCTTTACACCGCAAACCAAAACGGAACCGTTATAGCAGGCAGTTCATACGCTTTGGATTCGCAAAGCCCAGCGGCTCCTCCTGCACAATCGGAAGGCATGACGCTAATCAGAGGCACATTAGAAACAACCGTAACAATTACGACAGACTAATGATTGCCACATTTACCATAAATTCAGTTGAATACTCAATAAGTAGTGAATTCATTACTTATGCCCGCGAAGGTGAAGCGGGGTCAACTATATTGGCATTCGATAGAACTCAAACCAATCAAGTAAGGGCGTTAGAGGCTATACCTAACGATGCGGAGGTATTAGTTGATGATACAACCTATGCAGACTTCAAAACAGCTATGTCAGACGGCGGGTTCTATGAGTTTGGTCATGCCTCATATACGGATATTTTCGTTAATTGCTACCATGTTAAGCGGGTTGAGGAATCAGGAAGCGGGGCCGTATTGACTATGTATCGAAGCGATGTAATTGCGGTAAGTGATAGCTATGAAGATACATTATCTGCAATAAGGACGGCAACAACAATTTCTCCAAGTGGTTTGGCCGTCACTACAATCGAAGTCGATTTAGGGCGCACCCCGTTAAGCAGAGGAACATTCACCGTAACAGATGCAGGGGTTACTTCAACGACAAAGATAATGATATGGCAGGCTATGTCATCATTAACAGGTAAGGGTTCATTAGCTGATGAAAACGAAATGGATACTTTACTACTCAAGGCCACAGCAGGAACGGGTAACTTCAAAGTTAATTGGGAGGCAAACGAGGGTTTTGTATTGGCTCCCGTCATAACAGGCGGATTCGTAAACGGGGGTATTTTGACATCAAGGCCAAACACAGGAACCTATCCAACAGCGGACATAAACCGACTTTTCAGGACGGTTAAACTTGGCAAAGTAGTCGGCAATTTCAAATTTAATTACATAAAAATATAACAAATGGCAATCATTCAATCAGGGGCTTCAGATAGCGTAATCGTAAACATTGGCGAAGCAGCTGCAAAGGGTTTGCATAACATCGCAAAACCACAGGATTACGGCACATTAGGCCACTATGCCGTATCGGTTCAAACGGGCTCAATCGGGGCGGGTTCGGCTGCAAATAGCGAACTTGTACAATTACGTTGGACGGATTCGACAAGGGTTTGCGTTATCACCGAAATCGTGTGCAATGGTATGGTAGCATTTACCGCTTTCGCAGCGGGTTCAATTACCTTAAATGCAACGATTTGCAGGGGTTGGTCAGGTGATGGGTCAGGCGGTACTCCAATCACTTTAACGGGTGACACAAACCAACTCAGGGCATCTATGGGCGCTTCACTCATGGGTAGTGCAAGGGTATCAACAACGGCGGCATTGACGGCAGGAACAAAAACCATTGACTCCCAACCAATCGGAATGATTACCTCTCATTCAAGCGGTGGGGTCGCTTCAGCTACGCCCATAATCGGT